GGCAGCCCGGTGGTCCTCACCGACCAGCTCCCGAGCGGTGCGGACTCGACGGGCGTGGTCATGGCGCTGTACGGCAACATGGCCAACAGCTCCTACTACGGCGTGCGGCAGTCCATCGAGATCGCTTCCAGCGATCAGGTGAACTTCCTCAGCGACCAGACCGTGATTCGGGCCGTCGCCCGCGTGGCGATCGCTCACCCGAACCTCGGTTCGTCCACCGTCGCCGGTCCGGTCATCGGCCTCGTCGGTGCGTGAGCCTGACGGCTTGACGTGATGTGCAAACTGGGCGGGCGGCTTCCAAATGGGAGCCGCCCGCTCTCTTTTTTGAGGTAGCACATGATCGTCCGCGTGGGTGGTACTGAGGCAGACGTTCGGGTGGAGGCCGTCATGAGCGTCCCCCGGCTCGGGTTTATGTCGAACTTCTACACATGGGCGCAGGCGCTCATGCCGCTCGGCATTCGGCCCACAATGATGCAGGGGGCGTTTTGGTCCCAATGCCTGTCAAGGGTCTGCGAGAAGTTCGTAGACAAATGCGAGTACCTTCTCGTTATTGATTACGACAGCGCGTTCAGCCGCGACGACCTCGAGCAACTGTTCGCCCTGGCCATGACGTTCCAGTGCGACGCTCTCGCCCCGCTGCAAACAAAGCGGGAAGACGGCAGGCCGATGTTGACCTTGAAGGGCACGCTCGACAACCCGCCCGAGGGCGGCAAGATCACGCTGCCGAAGGAATGGTTTGCCGAGCCGGTGCAGGAAGTGGACACGGCGCACTTCGGCTGCACCATCCTGAGCACGGCCGCCCTGAAGCGGTGCAAACTTCCGTGGATGCAGGAACTGCCCAACAGCGACGGCACTTGGGAGGAGCAGCCCAAGACGCCGGGCGATCCGAACTGGCGACCACGGCGCGATGCCGACATTGCATTCTGGGTCAACTGGCGAGAAAGCGGAAACCGCTTATTCGTCACGCCACGGGTGTGCATCGGCCACGGCGAGTATGTCTTCACATGGCCGGGCAAAGACCTGGGCAAGCCCGTCTATCAGCACGCCACGGAATACTGCAACACGATGCAGAAGCCCGAAACTGCATGGAGCGTGCCCCAATGAAGAAACTAAGGATGCTGCGTTCGTTCCGAAGCTACCGCCCCGGGCAGGTCGTGGAGATCCCCGGCGGGTTGGCCCAGGAGTTGATCGCCAAGCGGTTCGCGGTGGAGGACCGTCAGCAGGATTTGATCGAGACGGCCGCCGTCGAGCACGACGTGGAGACGGCCGACGCCACGCCCAAGCGGAGACGCAAGAAGTGAAGTACCGCAGCCTCAGCCGCCAGACGCCGCCCTCCGTGGAGCCCGTGACGCTCTCCGAGGCGAAGGCCCATTGCCGCATCGACAGCAACGCAGACGATGCCTACGTCCAATCCCTCGTGACTTCAGCCCGCGAGTGGTGCGAGCAGTATTTAGACCGCACGCTCGTCTACACGCAGTGGGTTATGCGTTTCGACCGATTCCCCACCTCGGGCATCGAGGCTATGGAACTGCCCCGCCCGCCGATGGCCGTCGCTGGCACGGCCACGGCCGTGTCGCTCACGTTCACGGCAGACGGCGGTACGACCGGCACCTACGCCGTGGATCAGTTCCGAGTAGATCGCCAATCGACGCCGGGCACCGTGCTGCCCATCTATGCGGGCACATGGCCGCCGCACCGGATCGACGCCGGGGCGCATGCCGTGACGTGGTGGGCTGGCTACGGGGCCAGCGGCACGGCTGTACCCGCCGCGATCCGCCACGCGATCCTGATGCTCGTGGGCCTGTGGTTCGAGCGTCGCATGGCGGCCGACTCCATGGGCGGCGATGAAATCCCGTTCGGCGTGAAGTCGCTCCTCGACTCGCAGCGTTGGGGCTCCTACCGATGATCGACCCCGGCAAGCTCCGCGACCGCGTTACGGTCCAGATCGCCAGCGGCACGACCAATGCCCTGGGCGAGACGGTGCTGGCATGGAGCGATTCCTCGTCAGTGTGGGCGAGCGTGGAAGGCGTGAGTGCCCGCGAAGCTCTGGCGGCAGGCCAGCAGGACACGACGATCACGCACAAGGTGCGGCTGCGTTACCTGCCGGGCCTGACGCAAAGCATGCGGTTTTCGTGGCGCTCTCGCACGCTGGAGATCGTCAGCCTGCTCGAACACGGCAACCGCAGCGAGCACGAGGCTATTTGCCAGGAGACCGTCTCGTGAGTGTCTTTGCTGAAGGGCCGTCGCTGTTGCGGCTTGCCGTTGGCAAAGGCAAGTTTGCGAAGCAGCAGTACGGCCTGACCACGCTCGACGACGTGATCAAGAGCCTGAAGGCACTGCCCCGCGAGATCAGCCTGAAGTACCAGGCCCAGGCACTCCGCAAGGCGGCGAAGCCCGGCCAGGAGGCGCTGCGGCAACAGACGGCCGCCCTCGGGCAAGTGACGGGCAACCTGCTGGCGAGCGTGTCGAAGGCCGAGCGGAAGTACACAAACAACAAGCAGCAGATCCCCGTGGGCGTGATCGTCATCGGCTTTCGGCGGCCCACGAACGCAAAGAGCCAGAAGGGTGCCACCCCGGCCTTTGTGGGCGGCACTGTGCTGAAGGGGCCGAACCGGGCCTACCACTCGCATCTGGTGGAGTTTGGCACCAGGCCGAGGATGGCGGGGAAGAGCAAGGTGAGCCGCAGGCGCAAGGTCATCTTGGGCGGGCGGATTCGCACGATTGTGGAGCGCGAGAAGAAGCCAGCCGCAGGCCGCGGCGTGCTGTCGTCATGGAAGACTCGCGGCGATTTCACGGGGCGTGGTCTTTACCCAGTGGACTTCATCGCCAGCGGAACCGTCGCAGGCTCGCCCGCTAGGCATCCGCTGCGGAAAGCGTTCAATCAGTCGCGGGCACAGATGCAGAGCATCCTCGACGTGGAGATGCGGAAGGCACTCACGCGGGCCGTGAAAGAGTACGAGCGGAAATACGGCGACCTAGGAGGCCAGTAGCGTGAAATCCCCCGAAGCCGTCCTGCGTTCTGCGCTCATTGCTAACGCCACCGTGGCCGGGCTTGTGAGCAACCGCGTGTATCCGGTGGTGGCCCCGGCCTCGGCCGCTCTTCCGTTCGTGACGTGGCGGCGCGTGGCGATTCGGCGGCAGCAAACGCTTGGTGCCCCGATGGGCATGCCCGTGACGAGCGTGGAATACAGCATCTACGGGGCGACTTACGAGCAGGCCCGCGAAGTGGCGGATGCGATGCGGTCGGTTCTGGATGGGTACGGCGGAACTTCGAACAATACGGAAGTGAAGCAAACGTCGCTCGAACAGGAGTCCGACGACTTTGTGACGCTGGCGGGTGCGGAACTCCCGCCTGCCTATCAGATCACCCAGCAGTACGACACGTTCTGGATCGAAAGCTAGGAGACATAAAGCATGCCCGCCACTCCGCACGATGGTTCCGGTTCTACGTTCACGTTTGCAGGCGTGGGCTACACCGTCACGAACATCACCTACACGATTGCGGACAACAACGCGACTGACAACATCGACGTGTCGCACCTCGGGCAGACGACCGGCGCGACCGTCGCTACGATGTCGCGTCCCCTGAAGGGTTCGGCGGGCGACACGGGCAAGGAAGTCACCATCGACTACCTCGCCAACGCTGGGGCCACGCCGATCGCGCAGGGCTCGACCGGCACGCTGGTGATCGCTGGAGGCATCACGCTCTCGGCCGGTGCCACCTGCAAGTCGTCCACCATCACGCTTGCCACGAACGACGCCATCAAGGGCTCGGCATCGTTCCAGGTTGCCTAACCGCCAAGGGGGCTTCCCGTGGCGAGTTACAGCACAGGCATCAGCGTGACGTGGAACGGCACGGCCTTCCAAGAGGTCACGGGCCTGTCGTGGTCGTACGGCGGCGATGGCAAAGGCCGCAACGTCGCCTGGACCGACTCGCCAGGCTCCGTAACCGTGGAGTGCCTCGGCGCGGCCAACACCTCCGCCGCGCTCTGGAACACGCGCGGCGAGGTGGTGATCTCCGGCGGCGGCCAATCCTTGACGGCCTCGGCAGTATGGGAGTCCGTGAGCGTGGCCAGCGAAGTGAACGGGGTGACCCGTTACAGCGTCACGCTCAAACTTTCCTACTAGGTGAACCATGCCGCTGACCAGAGAACAGATCGACGCCGCAACAGATGCCAAGATCATCACCGTGGAAGCCCCCGAACTCGGCGGCGACGGCAAGGTGTGCATCCGGCTGATGAGCGTGGGCGACCGCGACTCCTACGAGATCAAGCTGCTCGAAGGCGACGGCAAGGCGATCCCTGACTTCCGCTCGGAACTCCTGAGCCGCACGCTCTGCGACGCCGCTGGCAACCTGCTCTATCCCGGCGACGAAGGCGTGGCGGCCCTCAAGTCTCGCAGCGCCGACGTGATGCACCGCCTGTGGCATGCGGCCCTCAAGCACAACGCACTGACCGAGGAGGAAATCAAGAAGCTCGCGGGGGAATGAACGCCAGGCCGACCTTGCAATTCAAGTTCGCCCTGGCTTCACACCTCAAGAAAACCATCGAAGAGATCGACGCGATGGACTCGCGTGAGTTCTCGCAGTGGATCGCCTACACGCGATGGTTTCGCCCGCTCGACAATCCTTGGCAACAGACCGGCATGATCGTCTCGTCGGTGCTGGCCCCGTACTCGAAGCAGACGCCAGACCCCGAAGCGTTTATCCCAATCGAAGACCGAGCCCCCAAGCATCCCTCACAGATCCGCGACACCATCCGCCGCATGGCGGAAGACCTCAAGAAGTCTGAGCAGTAATGGCAACCATCGGCCTTGGCTTTCAACTGTCGGCATCGGCCACGCAAATGTCGGCTGGCATCAATGCCGGTGTGGTCGAGTTGCAGAAGTTGGGATTGGCCGCAAAGAAGACGCAGCAGGACGTTTCGACGCTCAAGACAATTGAGTTGTCGAGAGCGTTCATCGCCACGGTGCGGTCGGCGGCCGGTGCGTTTCAGCAGTTCATCGGCGGCACAGCCGGTGCGGTGGCCAGCATCGACGATCTCTCGAAGCGTACTGGCATCTCTGCCGAGATCATCCAGGGCTATTCGCTGGCGGCCAATCAGTCGGGCGTTTCGCTGGAGACGTTCGGCAAGGCGGTGCAGAAACTCACCGTAAACCTGGGCGAGGCCCAGACGGGCAACGCCACGGCAATCAAGTCTTTCGCGGAACTCGGCCTGTCGGTGCGCGACCTGTCGCAGCTGCGGCCCGAGCAGGCTTTCGACGCGGTGGTGGCGGCGATCAGCCAACTGCCCAACCCCGCCCAGCAGGCGGCGGCGGCGGTCAGTCTGTTCGGCAAGAGCGGCGTGGAACTCGTGCCCATCTTCCAAGAGGGGGCTGGCTACCTTCAGCAGATGACGGCCGAGGCGCGGCGGCTCGGGATCGTGTTGAGCCCGCAGCAGACGGCCGGGATCGCCACGCTGGATGACTCGCTCCAGAAAGCCCAACTCACGCTCCAGGCGTTCTCCGCTCGCGTGCTATCGGAACTGGCCCCATCTCTCACCAAGGCGGCCGAGGATGCCGCCTCGTTCATCGCCGCCATCGACGTGAAGGCCGTGGCCTCGGCAGTGTCGGCCGCCATCTCTGACCTCGCGGCTGCGTTCCAACTCGTGGCCACGGCGGCCCTGCCTCTGGCTGGCAACATCCTCCCGGCCATCGGCGGGTATCTAGCGTTCATCAATCGCCAAGTCGTGACGGCTGGCATTGCCAGCCTCGGGCGATTCTTCGCGGCAGCGACCGCTTCGGCCTTCGGCTACTCGGCTGCGGCTGGCACGGCCGCGACGGCTACGGCAGCCCTTGGCGTGTCGATTCGCTCGGCGCTCGCCAGCACGGGCATCGGGGCGCTCGTGGTGGGCTTCGGCCTTTTGGCTGGGGCCGCGCTTGAGTGGGCTTTGGCCAGCAAGCAGGCCGGTGCGGAAGTGACGATTGCCGTCGAAGATCCGCAGGTTGCGATCAAGAAATACCAAGAGCAGATGCGGGCGGCGACCGCCAGCACGCAGGAGTTTGGCCAGCGGGCGAAAGACGCGCTGAAGGTGCCCGACCTCAACGTGACCGAGTTCGCCCAGAACTCGCTTTCGCAGGCCGAGTCGGCCATCAAGCAACTGGCGCAGGAACTCGGCGGCCTGGGCCAGGTGCCCGTCGAGGTGCTCCAGCAGTTTGACCGGCTGACCGAGTTGGCCCGCGATGCCAACGCCGAGACGATCTACCAAAAGTATGCGATTCAGCAGGTGGACCGTGCGGCCCGTACCTTCAGCGACACGCTGCGGCAGCAGGCAGACGCGAGGCGGGCCGACGCGGATGCGGCCAGGGCTGCGGCCGACGCTGCCGCTCGCACCGCCCAAGAGGCCCGGCGGCGAGTGGCCGACTTGGCGAACGCCGGGCTCACCGACGCCGAGACGAGCCGCCTGCAACTCAACCGGGACTTGCTGGCGATTGGCCAGGAACTGCGGGCGGCAGAAGATGCGTTGGCCCAGGCGAAGCAAGCCAACGACGCCAAGAGCATCGCTGCCGCCAACGAACGTCTACGGCTCGCGGGCGAGGCCACGAAGCAGGCGAGGGCTCAGGATCGCGAGCGGCAGCTGCAAGCCCTCGGCGTGGATGCGAATATCCTGAAGCCCGCCACGTCCATTGCCGACCAGTTCAAGTCGGTGCGTGAGGCTTTCAACAAGCGGCTGATCGACGGCGGCGAGGCCCGCAACGCCCTCCGCAATCTGGCCGCTGAGGGCATTTCCATCCGCAAGGAGATCGCCGCCGAGTTGGCCCGGCCGTCTGCGAACGCCTTGCAGGTGTCAGACATCCGCACGCAGGAAGGCGCATCGCAACTGCTGGCGATGGCCACCGGCCGCCAAGACCCGGCCCTGGAGCAGCGGCGCGCCCAGTTGGCGAAGCTCGAAGAAATCCGCAAGGCGATCGCCGCCACCGGGGCAAGCCCCGTAGAAATCTTGGGGGCGTGATGGCCGTCCTGTCCTACCGCGAAATCCTGCCGCGCACCTTCTCGCACAAGTTTGGCGAAAGCCCTACGGCCGAGATCAAATACGCCCTGACGCTTGACGGTGCGACTAGCACGCAGGACATCTTGGCCGCAGTCGGCATCTTTCACGGGACCGCCCACCCCGAGTATGCGTACCTGCTTTGCCACAACGGGCAGGTGACAGAAACCGACCGCTTTCACGCGGAAGCAACGTACAGCTACGAGACGCCCGCCTCGGGCACATCCAACTACAGCGCAAGCCCGCTCTCGCGTGCTGATGTTTGGTCGGTCTCTACGAGCGGCCTGTCGGTGCCGACGTTCCGCTACTACGACGGCAGCGGAAACGGCACAATCAAGCCGCTGATCAACACGGCTGGCGACATCATCGAAGGGGCACAGGCCATTGAGGGCGAGCTTCGCGTCTCGGTCTCGGGCAACCGTGCCTCCTTCCCAATGGCCACGGCGATTGCCGTGACGGGCTGTGTGAACTCCGACAGCTACGCCGGTGCGTCTGCCCACCGATGGTTATGCAACGGCATCAGTGCCCAGCAGACCACCGAGGTGGTGAACGGCCTACAGGTCACCTATTGGCAGGTGACGGCCGAACTTTCCTACAAGCCGAGCGGGTACAAGCTCTACCTGCCTAACGTCGGATGGAACTACACCAGCGGCGGCCAGAAGAAGCGGTGCTACGTCTTTTCAGAGGAAGGCGAAAAGATTCCGTCCGCGTCAGTCATGGCGCTGAACTCAGACGGAAGCATCAACTTCAACAGCGACTTCACCGGCTCCGGTGCCCCCACCATTCTTGAGCGCCGCGTGAACCGCGAGGTGGCCTTCACGGGCTACTTCGGCACGCCGCCGACATCCTGACGGGGATCCGCGATGTCACGCAAGCCAGACGGCAAACCGGCGAAGACTGAGCGCGTGACCTTCACGCGGCCCGCTGCGGAGCGGATCGCCAAGGTGGTGCGAGCCGTCGAGGCGGGCGACCGCGACCAGCCGGGGATCACCTACGGGTCGGCCCTTGGCGGCGTGGCTAGCAAGACCTTCCGCATGGCCACCTTCACCGGCTCGTGGTCGATCAACTCCGCAAAAACGGTGACGCTGCGCGGCTCGACGGCAACGCTGAGCGCGACGAATCTATTTGCTGCCATCGGCACGGCAGCGTCGTCTCGCAACTGTGCCGTCGCCAAGGACGGCACCGCCTGGTTTCTCATCGCTGCCCAATGCTAGACCTCCTCGCCGCCATCGTCTCGGCCGATCCGCCCGCCCTCCTGGCGTGGCTGATCCTCGCATTCGCGGCGGGGATGTATCCCATCGGCATCATGCTCGGAAGCACCTGCTCGCCGTGCTGCGCTAGCCCCTGCTCTGGCCCATGCGCAAAAAACGAAGACTGCCCTCCCGGCTGCCAGTGCGTTGGCGGCCAGTGCGGCGGTTCGCTGCCCTGCGTGGACTGCAAGGGCGAAAGCCTGCCCGACACCGTGACGGTTAGCGTAAGCAACTGGCCTGCGGATCGCGTGCAGGGTGGTTCGCTGGCATTTCTGAATTTTGAATCGGATTTCGGCTCCGGCGCGGCTGGCAAAGTGACGGCACCGGGCGACAACCCTGGCCCTGTGTCTGCCGTTGAGCTCACGAGCGGCGGGGAAGGCTACGCAAGAATCATCGTTGAGCGACTTGAGCCAACTGTGACCGCCAGCGCGGGCGGGACGCAACAGTTCACGGTATCGCTAGAGAAGGTCGGCGAGGGCGAGGAGGCCGTCTGGGAGGTGAGCGGCCTTGCCCTTAATGGAGAAGGCACGACAACAAGCAACAACATCACGTTTACCGTCCAGGGCAGCGGTGTTGCTGTTAGCAATGCCGCTGCCCGTATTGTGCGCGCCGCTGGTGCGCCGTCTATCACGCTTTCGGTAACGTCGGCCAGCGGCGGCGGCGCTGAGTTGGTGGCCGTCTTGTACCAAGGCCAATCAAATTGCGATGGCAGCCCCATATGGGCGTTCAACGACATCGCCATCAATAACGCAGGTGGCGGGTATGCCGTGGGCGACCAAGTTGTTTTTACGCTCAACGACGGGACCGCGCTTCATTGCGGCTTTGGCACCCATGTTCCGTTTGTTGTGAAAACTGTCGGATCTGGCGGCGCGATTGTGGCCTTTGAACTCGACACAGACGACAAGGACATTATTGACTATTACTTCGCGGAGTATGTCGGGCCAGCAAATGGCCCGATTGAGTACTTAGCCTTGGACTCTCCGGGGGCATACTATCTTCCTGGGCAGACAACTGTAGAGGTGGCTACCGTCACGGTGACGGTCAATCAGCGCGGCGTCGCAGGAGCCAGCGGTGCCGTCATCACGCCCACCATCAATACGAACCAGCAGAGCCCGACGTTTGGGCAGATCGTCTCGCTGGCTATCACGAACGGCGGCACTGGCTACCTTGCGTGGGAATGGGTCGAGATTTGCTGCGGGCCGTACTGGAACGGAAAGTCTGTTGTGCTGAGAAGGCCAAGCGGAAGCCAGGGCGGCTTTGGCGCGCTGAATCCATGCCTATACCGCCACACCAGAACTAACAAAGGCTGCTCGGCAACTATCGAACTGGAATACTCTCCGGGGTCTGTGCGGGTAATGGTTCGCGATCCGGCGGGCTTTACGCCAATCGGCGCGCCAGGCGAAGGAGGCGTTAACAACTCCGGCTATGCTTCAGCCGGTTGCTTTGAGGAAATCTGGAAGACGCCAGGCCCCGGCGAAGATTGCGTCGGGCTGTCTTTTTCCGCGACCTCGCCGCGCGGCATCACGCTTACGGTCGCCCCAGGCGGCAACTACACGCCTGAGATCGCAACGCCGACCAACGTGCGACACGTCTGCTGCCCAGACGGCGGCTTTGCGCCGTTGGAGCTGGAGGTACGGGTGCACGAGCCATCGGCTCCGTATCTGCCGGAGCCAGACCCGCCTTTTACGACATACGTTTTGCCGCGCGGCGGCGGTGGTCCTTCGGGTGCGACGGCTGATTGCACGATCAGTTACGGCGGGTTCGGCCTTTACGTCGCTGTGCGGAGGTGCGACAGCTACTACGGCGCAAACTGCCAGTCCTGCGCGAGGAATTGCGAGACGCGCGCGGGGATGCCAGGCGAAAGTTACGTCAACTTCCCGATGTACCACACTTTTTCACGCCCATGCAATGCGTGTAGCTCTCCGACGATGTGCAAGCCCGTGTCAGGCATGTACGTCATCAATCGCCGCGACCCGCGATGGAACGACGGCGATGGGCTGCCGATGGAATGGTTTCAATGGTCATCACCGCCGCCAGAGGGCTTTACGCCCGGCGATAATAATTTTTACCGGATTGAAATTCCATGAGTGGCGACCCCGCAAAACTGTGCGACTTCCAGAACCCCGAGCGCACCTGCCCAACCTGCGGCTACGTTGCCAAGACGCTGCCGCTCTATCGCATGTGCGCGCCTGTGCCGGAAGACATATGGGAACCCATCCCTATCGGCGACCTCGTAGAGCGTGGCCTGACCGCAATCGGCATCACGAAGGAGCGTGTCGAGTGGCTGACACGCACGGAGGGCAAGCCCGGCGGGTGCGGGTGCGAGGGCCGGAAACGGTGGTTGAACGAGTTTGGGAATAAGGTGCAGACGGACGCGCGGAACGCGCTGATCGCGGCGAAGAAGTTTTACGTTGGCGATTGACGCTTGACGCCCCGGCTACGGTGACGGGCGAAAGGGACGCCGATGCCCCGCAAGCCGCCCAAGGCGAAGACGCCGAAACTCGCTGAGCTCGACTTCGAGGACGAGGAACCCTCGGGCCTCGGCATCCTCGACGATGACGGCAACATGGTCCTGCGTCGTGCGGCGAAGCCCAAGCCGAAAGGGAAGCCTCGTGGCAAAAAAGCCGACAAGCCTGCTTGATGACGTGCTGGCTCGGGCGAAGAACCGCAGCCCGGGATTCGGGACGTGGTTTGAGCGGCTGCCCGCTGAGGCCCAAGCGGAACTGGAGGCGGTGCGGGCTTCGTTCGATCACGCCGCACACCAGAAGACGGCCTTCGCTCGTGCGATCATCGAAGCCGCACGAGAGCGGGGCTGGAAAACAAGCGGCTTGCAAGGAGTGATCCAGTGGCTAAACGGAAAACGCTAGCGGCTTCCGTGGCGTCGAAGCTCCCGCCCGCGAAGCCTGCCGCCGATGCCGAGCAGGTGACGCAGCGGCAGGACGGCGATTCGCTGGAGGCCCGCTCGACGAGCCGCCGCATCAAGACGGTGGAGGATCTGCTTCGCCACATCGAAGCCGACATGGCCCGCTTCGAGGTCGCAGCCAGCGAGGCGACTAAGTGGGAGTGCGGCGACGGCGACGGCGGCACCATCGAACTACACCGCGTCTTCGTGCGGCTCAAGCCCAAGGGCGGGCCGACCACCATCGAAGTTGTCGAGGCGATGATCGACGCCGCTAAGAGGGAGATTCGGCGTATACCAAAAAAGGTATATCGCCAGCCGACGAGAGACGGTCTTTGGCAGGTTCTCGTCATCAGCGACACGCACTTCGGGGCATACTCGTGGAGCAAGACGACGGGCGGCAGCGATTACGACCTCGACCTGGCCGAGCAGCTCGTGGGCAAAGCCGGGGCCGAACTGGTGGCGGTGGGAGATGCCCACAAGCCCACGCGCCGCACGATCGCGTTCCTGGGCGACCTCTTCCACTACGACACGCCGAGCGGCACGACAACCGGCGGCACGCCGCTCGAGCGGGACGGGCGGCTCCAGAAGATGATTCAGGTGGGGTGCGACTCGCTGCTCGGCATCGTCGAGCGGTCGGCGGCCTCGGCCCCCACCGACGTGGTGATCGTCAACGGCAACCACGACGAGGTGCTGACGTGGGCCTTTCAGCGGATCCTCGTGGAGCGGTTCCGTGGCTCGAAGGCGGTAACGATCAAGCCCGACTTTCTCTCGCGGCAATACCTCACGCACGGGCGCAACCTGCTCGGGTTCACGCACGGGCACAAGGCCAAGCGGAAACTCCCGCAGATCATGGCCCTAGAGCAACGCGAGGCGTGGAGCCGCAGCACCTACCGCGAATGGCACACGGGCCACCTTCACCACCAGGCGGCCGAGCACAACAAGCCGCTGGACACGCTCGACGGCGTGATCGTGCGGACGGCCCCGACGATCTGCCCGCCGGACGATTGGCACTCAGCCAACGGATTCCTTGGTGCTAGACAGGCATGCGAAACATTCCTCTACAGCCCCGATGGCGGGCTGCGATCCATGCACGTCAGCGAAGGGACCAGAAAGGGATGATTACCGTGGCCGACCGACAACTGGGCGATGGCGTGATGCGTGAGGGGCTGCGGCCCGGCTCGCGCGAGTTCCTCGATATCCTCGACGAGATCCGCACGCTGCACCTTCGGAAGACGCTCGACTACGGCGCAGACGAAGACGCCCTGGCGAACATCCGCAACTCGGCCGATGTCATCAACGTGCCCGCCTACGCTGGGTGCGTGCTGCGAATGAGCGACAAGATGCACCGGCTGCGGTCGTTCTTCCGGCGTGGCGAGGTGGAATTCGACGGCGTGGAGGACACGCTGCTGGACCTCGCGGCGTATTCGGTCATTGCCCTGGTGCTGTATCGGGAGAGCGTCGAGTGAATCCCCGCGTGCCGTACAGCGAAGACGAGGCCCGAGAGGCGTGGCTCTGGGTGGGCCGCCACGGGCCGAGCAATTCGTGGACGGCCACGAACGGCACGGCGGCCAGGATGATCGGCCGCCTGCTCGAAGAGCGTGAGCGGCTGCTGGCGATGCTCGCGGCACGAGAGAACTTGCCGAGGCCAGCGGAACAGTGAGCCGGGCCGGAAGGTTGCAGGCTATGCACGTCTCCTTTCCGTGCCTAGCCTCCCTTCCGCGCCCCGGCTATCTCAAGTCGAGGTGCGGCAGGGCCGCAGTCGAGTCCTCTTCGTTCGGGCAGATGACGGGATCGACATATACCCGCTGAAGGTTCGGGTCGCTGTGGTCGAGCAGCTGCGTCGCGGCCGAGCGGCCCCCGGCTAGGGCGGCATAACTCGCGGCCGTGCGTCTCAGCCCGTGGAAGCCCCGATACTTCACGCCCGCCTTGCTGCACAGCAGTTTCAAGCTCGCCCACTGGCTCTTCGTGTGGCGATCCCACGGCCAGACCAGATCGGCGTCGGCCCGCCGGTGCAGGGCCAGCATCTTGGCTAGGTCGGGCGTGATCTGCCGTTCGATGTCGCGGGTTGAGCCCTTGCGGGTCTCGCCGCGAAACACCACGCGCCGCCGCTCCAGATCCACGTCGGCCCACCGGAGCGACATGGTGGCCTCCAGACGCTCGCCGGTGCAGTAGATGGCATAGATGATGGTGGCCCACCACCAGCCGCTAGGAACGCCGCCAGTGCGTCCACAACGCAGGCGGGCGCGCCGCACCAAGGCGGCCACGTCGTCGGCCGTGTAGGCCCGACCCGTGGGCAACCGCTTGGGAACCTTCACCTTCGGCAACTCGGGGAACTCTGCGGCGATCCGCTTCTTCGCAGCGTAGGTCCAGATGGCGGCCAGCATCACCCGGTCTTTGCGGACTGAGGCGGGCGACGGCAGGCGGTTCCTCCACCCAG